ACGCCATTAACTACAGTTGCAGTAGCAGTTGCCTGCACTGGAGTAACACCAGCAAATACTTGATTGGCACCGCTAGGTGGAGCATCGATAGTTACAGTTACAGTTGATCCCCATCCAGCGCCACCAGTTAAGATATCAATACCATCGCTAGCCGTACCACCATATTCGTTACCAATTGCTGCATACAAAGCAGGATAGTGATGAATATAATACTCTGCACCATCGCAGTAGATGTAACCTTCATATTGATACTCTGGATTATTTTCTGGTTCTGCGTCTCCAGAAATTTCTGTATATGCGGTGGTGCCACCTCCCAAAGAAGGTACAATTGCTGGTACAAAAGAGTGATCATAAGATCCCTCAACAGACTTCAATGTCTGAATGATAGTACCAATTCCCTGACTATCAGGGAACTTGTCAGTATAGTAGACTTCACGTCTATTTCTATATTTTGGATTAATTGCAACCATCGTCTTTAATACTTAATTAGATATTCCATGATGATGTAAGGACTGGTAACCTGATCAAGAGAAGCAACTTGATCGGTTTGCAGTGTCAATGTCGTCTGTAGATTATCGGGTGACAATAGGAAACCATTTGTCTTAATTTTATATGTATGTGTCCCTTGGGTCAGCAGAATTTTGTGAGAGTGAATGGTAGGATCACCATCATTCTGCACTAGTTCATCAATCTCAGTAAATACGTTATTAACCTGAGGATATGATTGCGCCGTTTTAGATTGCGTGTTACTGTTTAGAGGAACAACGTCAGATAGACTGGTGCCATTAGAATCAACAGGAACACCAGTTGCACCAGTAACATAGGTAGCAGGAACGTTTCCTGTATCATTATAACTACCAGAATCTAGTTGGTTACAACTTCCAAGTCCAAGACCAAAGCTGACAAAGTTTGGTGGTGCAGCAAAATCAATATCTTCTAAACTAAAGTTAGTTCCAGAATTCAATAGGCACTGATATCTCAGAGAGTTTAGACCAGCAGAACCTGCCAAGTCATAACAATAGTTAGAGTAAACAACCTCAAAACCTGTGCTAGTTTCAACTGGTTGAGATCTTGATGTCGCACCAGATGCAATCGCCCAACATGGTGGTTGGTTTGTTCCAGCACCCTCACTACTAGATCCATTAGGATATTGTGTGTTATCCATCCACCCCTGAATGGGAATGGTTGTAGCATTAAAGTATGATCCAATACCCTGAGATCTTGCTTCTGTATCCTCATTGGTAGTCTTAATTCTCAATCTATTTGTAGTTGAGAAGTGCATGTGAGAATGTAGTGCAAGACTATCAACTGCCTCACTATCAGTGAAACCACTATTGTTAGTACCTTTTGACCACGATGGTTTACCCTTTAGTGCAATCTCCTGTGATGGTACATTAAAAGTTCCAGTATAACTTAGATTAATGACAGTTGTGTTACCAGTAGTTGTACCCGCAGTTGGTGTGGAGATAATACCCATACCAGATCTACGTCGTTCAACCTCATTCTGATCTTCAGTTACAATGTTAATATATGAACCAGCAGATGCACCTGTGGTTGGTTTAGGATATTTGGATCCTAAATCAGGGACAATGAACTCATCATCTCCTACGTCATCAATAACATCATTATTAATGTCACGCCTAATAAACTTAGATGCAGTCCCAGTGCCAAGTATTTCAGCAAGTTGAGGGTAGTCATCCGCTTTGTAGATTTTTCCATCACACTTCAAATAACCAGCAGGTAACGCATTGATATTTTCTTCTGCGTTAGGATCAGTGCTGGTTAGTTCAACTGGCCAGGTAATAATACTGCCTGTGCCAGACCCATATTTTGATCTTTCTCTTGAGTAATGTGCAGGCATTAGAACGCTTTAATAAGGAACGTAACAACTAGCGCAGGCATTGAAACCTCAGCAATAATATTTAGGGCGTCATCTATATTTTCAGGCGATACGGTGCCTAAACTGATGTCATTCAAAGCAAATACTGTTGGTGCTGCCAAAGATCCTTGACCTTGGATCATCTCAAAACTACCGTGGTTGTGACCCAAGAAAGAAGAACTATTTGGATCTAACTGAGAGGTAATATTGTTTGTAGTTGTTGGATATGTTCCGTGCTTAAAGCTAAGAGTTTGGTTTGTTAATTGTGCCGAATTGAGTGTTGGTTGTGATAGATCTAGAGTATAAACATAATCCGAACTTGACGATCCTTCTCTACTGATGGCAACAATCTGTGTACCAGGAGCAAGTACCGTGTCTAGATATACCCACATAAATGGTACAACTTCATCCAATTCGTAGGCATTACCAATATTAGCACCAGCAGGCAAATCAATAGAACTGGAAGTAGGTTCGATAGTCACACCAGTAACAGTAAATGCTGCAGATGTGTCAGGATCATAGTTTGAAGTTGGACCGAAGAAATTTCTTCTGTTAGCAACTTCTAGTGGTTTAGGGAACATACCAGTCCATGCATCTTGTGCGTGTGTCTTGACTGGATCTGTAACATCATAAGTGCTAGTATATGCACTACCATTAAACTGATATGTCAAATCATTTGATTTTACTAGACCAGATGGGTGTGCTTGTGCAGGTGGCCATGATGCTGCAGGAACTTGACCCCAGTAGCTAGATCCTTCAAAGTTATAAAATCTGTCTGTTTGTGGTAGTGTAAATTCATGCTGCTCATCACCATAGAATGTAATAGAATTTCTACCTTGCTGCCATGATGGTGCTGTAGTGGCATTAGTTAACTGACATTCTGAATAACCAAAGTCAGTAACACAGTTACCAGTAACACCACCACCAGTAGAAATACCAGATGGTTCAAATGGCATTGGACCAGCAAACTGTGCGGTTGCTCTACTATATGTTCCTGGGTGTGAGTGACCAGGAGTGTGGTTAATACCTAGTTTTCTGTTGATAGTGTAAACTGTTGTACTGAAGTCTGGTGGTGCAATACTAATGTTAGTAAACTTACCACTCATCACCAATGATGGATCAACAGTAAAGTCGATGTCACAGTTGGCGTTGATTGTGATGGGAATAGGTGAATTCAAACTGATGCTACCAAAACCAGCAACTAGTGCATCTCCAGTATATGTCTCAGACACCAATACATTATATGCATCTGTCTGACCATACTGATATTCTGATTGTAATAGATACTCAGGTTCCAAATCAATTGGCATCTGAAGTGTCATATTTGGTACGCGAAATTTTCCCTCATACTCAGGAAATTGTCCCGCAAATGCAGCATCAGCACCATAAGTGTCACCTATGACTGATGCCAACAGCGGATACCTTGAGGCATCCTGTAGTCTGCCATCACAGACAATCCATCCTTGGGGGATGTTAGACAGGGCGAAACCTGTGTTACCATCCCCAGACCAAGGCATGATAGTGCCAATTTTGGCACTTTTCATGAACTTGACTATACCGTATCTTACTGCCATGTTCCTCTTAGAGTTCGACTAACCACCAACCGCGTAGGTCTGTTGGAATTTCGGATGCATCTGGGTCACCCTCTGCATCACTCACACCAACATAGACTAGACCGAAGGATGCATTTCGTGTTTGAACGATCATTTCACCACTGCTCCAAGCAAGTGCAGATGGACCCGCAGATCCTGCTTGTGCCTTTGTACCAGTGGTATCACCTTGGATTGCAACCGCAGTTGTACCGATAGGTAGAGCACGGATGATCAAGCTAGCAGCATAAGATAGGTTGCTACTAATATCGATAAATCTAATCATATCACCAGTCTTAGCATCAGATGGTAGATAAACAACCATGTTACCGCTAGAAGATGGGTTAACGAGATAGTTACCGTTTGGAGTTAGTGGGTTAGAAACAACTTGACCGAAACCAGTGGTGGATGCTGCCAGATATGTCCAGCGTCTACCACCATTAGCGTTGAAGTATCTTCTAATACCAAAGGCATCAATAGATCCATCTTGATACATGATGAAGTCCTTAGGACCAGCGCCAGTGTTACCAGCAGATCCTAGGTTATCTATATGTAGAACCTCAGAGGCACTACTTGAACTCTCAAGGATTTGACCCTTGATGTATAGACTTTCACCTAGTCTTACAGATCCGTCGCTGTTATCAACGTCGAACATCAAGTCATTGCTGCAGGTTCCGTTCTCCTGACAGGTTTGCTGATATACTCTCAACTTACCATAGATGTCTGCTCTACCGTTGAGGTACATTCCTGCTCTATTAGTAACTGGGTCAAGAATTGCACCATCACCAGGGTGACCGTCATCGTTAGCGATACCAAGAATAAGTGTCTTGCTATCCGTGCCATACATTCTGAAGTTACCAGCGTTGATGTTAAGATCATCATTGATGGTTAACTTACCACCACCAAAGTATCTTCTGACACCTTTTTCTGGTTGAGATGAATCGTTTGTATCTCTGATGCTCTTAGGCATCTTGACACCGAAGTTAGGATCAACTGTGCCATCAATACTATCTGGGAAGAAGAACTCACTACCAATTCTGATGAATTGCTCATAGTCAAGTTTCTGAGAAACTAGATTACCATTAGCAAGTTTGAGGACAATTCTGTTAGGATTAGTGTTTGGCGTAGGTGCCTGAGTTCTACCAGTTGCAGGTAGTGCCTCTAGTAGAGTTGTGCTTCTGCTGTCCTTTTGGATCTTAACAACTACCGCACCAACCGTGAAGGATTGTGCAGTTGTTGTTTCTTGAGCACGACCACCGCTAGGATAATCAATAGTAGTATTAAATGGTATACGTGGTTCATTAGAACTGCTATCAACGTATGGATCATCGGTAATACGAATGATTTCTGCCTGTGTTGCACCATTAATGATTGCAACTAGGTCACCCTTTTCAAATCCAGTGATGCTGTTGACAACCATGAACTGTGTTTGACCAGCAGATAGAGTAGAAGCAAGTAGTGTCTCAGGACCAGTTGCTTGTGCAGTCTGTGGATCTCTAGTGTAAACGTAAACTGGTTCGGTTACAGAGTGAGCAACAGCAGTAGAACTGTAATATCGTTGAAGTGCCCAGACCCAACCCCATTCGTTACCAATAATTGTGTTACCTTGGCAGGTATCAACTTCAAACGTGGTGAAGTCTCTATTGGTTAGGGTCAGTTTAGAGTTGTCAGAAGTATCCTCAAAGATATCATAGATGTTATTAACGATAGGTGTAGAACCGCAACCACCAGACAGTTTCAGCGAACCGTAGATGTCGAGAACACTGTTCTGTACAGTTTCATCACCAATAGTGATGTCACCAGTAACACTATCAACAACAAATACGTCCTTCTCGTTTGCACTATCACAACCGCTGGTAACGATCAGTTTCTTGGAAACTTGATCCAACTGGGTCTGAACCTTGACAATCTCACCTTGATTGAAGTCGCCGTCATCGTTTGTATCTTCACGATCAACAATAACGTAATCATTAGTGGTTAGAGAACCACCAAACTGCGAGAGGTAGAAGTTGTCAACAGGACCAGTTGCATCAACTACTTGCGTTGTCCAAGTAGCATCGAAGGAGATATTTGCCTTCCAGAGGTTGGTTGCATCTAGGTGTGTGGATAGATAATCCTGAGCAGGAGATAGTTGTTGTAGCTTGTACTTGGTGAAAGAACCAAGTGGGTGACGCTTAACCTTAATGTAATAAGGAGCAGCACCTGCACCCGCTAGACCATCTTCAGTAATTCTGACGAGTTCAGGATAACGCTCAGTTGCACCAGATCCAGTAGGAACAGTATCGATTAGGATGTAATCGCCTGCTTGGAAGTATGGAGTTGGAGCATACTTCATTGGGAGGTAGAACTCATCACCAGTGATTGCTGGTAGATCAGCACCTTCAGCACCTGCTCCAGTCTTACTTTCTTGGAATGTTGCATCACCCCAAGTAGCAGCACCTGCGGTGTCAATTCTGTTGAAACCAGCAGCGAGTTCTGCAGTTGTTGGAGCGTTACCATCAGCAACAGTGATAACAGAAACGTTGATGATGTCAATGTTGCTGTTAAATGTATCCTGACCTAGAATACCGCTAGCGTGAGCGAAGTCGTCTGTACCTAGTTGTGCTCTTAGACCTTCAAAGGAGTAAGAAGCATTACCACCACAGAGTTTGATGTCAGCATTGAAACGTGCATTAGCATCAACAATAAAGTTGTTTCTAACAGTTGTGCTACCACCCTGACCACCAATGGTGATTAGAGATGCATTAGTAGCAAAGTTTAGTGTCTGTGTTTGAGTGGTGAAGAAGTTAACAACACCTGCTTCAGATCTCAGTGTGACGGTCTGAGTAGGATCAGTTGCGTCACCACCAATAGTCTTATTAGCACCGATTAGCATGTCACCAGCAACACTGAATTGCTTGGTTCCAACTAGAGTGTAAGAGTTAGAGGAGTTGTTGTTATATGCACCACCGATTTGGATCTTCGAGATCTTATTTTCACCATCATCAATGTCGCCAATGAAGATGTTAGAATGATCAGATGCATTACCCAGTCTGAAGTATGTATCTCCAGTTCTGTCATTGCCAATTCTGATGTCTTCTACATTACCAGCAAGGTTTAGTCTGCCCTCAAATGTAGTATCAGTTACGAGGTTGAATGTGCCAGAGGTCTGAGATGTTCTGATCTCAGCAATTACACCGTCATCACCATTGACTTCGATGTCATGCTCAAAGCGAGCATCATCAGTAAATCTAGATGTACCATCAACAACCAGTGCTCTATCAAGTTGAGAGTTGTCAACGTTAATACCAACACGACCACCGTTTGTAGTAGCAACTCTTAGAACTGCCTCATCATTAGGAGCAGCACTGTCACCACCAACTAGTAGAGCATTATCTACCGCAGTCTTATCACGATCAGCGAAGTTGGTGTGATCTAGGAAGTCAGCAGTTGTTCTACCACTGATGAATGCAGTACCAACAACATCTAGGTTTGCACGAGGATCTGTTTCAATGCTTGTCCATGCATTCTCAGCAGCAGAATGTGGAGCACGAGCAACAGTGTTGATGCCCAGTTTATAGTCACCGATAGTAGCAGTCTCGGTTCTAAGTGTTTCAGCGCCAATGACGCCTACTTCCTTCCAAGTAGAGTTAGAGAACTCAATCTTGGGTTCTACACCAGCAGCAGCGTTAGCAATAACGTCTGCCCAAGGCTTAACCTCAGTGCTTACAGCATCAATCAGTTGAACGTGTACGAAATCATTAGATCCAGCAAATGCATCTACACCACCTGGGTTGACAACGTACCACGTACCATTAACTACACTGTTTGGATAGTAATCACTAACTCTAATTTGAGATGCTAGTGTAATACCAAGACCATCATTTGTAGTGTTGTTAAACGTGATCTTAAAGATGTTAGATCCGTTGAATACGATATCATCTAGAGTTGCATCTGCAATCGTAGTATAACCATCTGCAAGTACCCAAGCAAAAGAACCAGTTAGATTGACTTCTTTACCCTTGATTAGAACATCACCAGGGGAAGGAACAACACCACCGTAAGTGATGTACTGATCTGCAAGAATTCTTGTACCGCCAGCAGAATATAGTGGAGACTGGTTAGGTGTTAGGTTAGAACCAAATGCACCAATAGCATGTGTGAGGAACTTATATCCTCTTGCTCTTGGGTATCTGATAGGAGTAATCTCGAAGACCGCTGCCTTAACTCTATTCTTACCAATCTTAATGTCACCAGCATTTGGTGGATTAAACTCAGTATTGTCTAGTCTCTCATCCTGTTCGATAACACCCAGATCGTTCTCTGTGCTCTTAACATAGGAGCGAATGATTAGAGGTTGATCAACCTGAGTGAAGTCACCGTCTTGTACAGCGATGACAACAGGAGATTCAAAGTTATTGACTAGTGTACCATCTCCACCAACAACTGTGATGTTCTGGTTGAACGTTACAGGTGTATCGAAGGTAGTAACGAGACCGCCAATTACATCATCCTCGTCTCCGTCATCATTGAGAGTTGCTCTGTCGATGAATGTCTCTTCACCAGTAATAGCGTTAATTCTTCTGTTACCAATGTAGAGGTCACCCTGAGAGTTAATACCCGTATAGAAGACGATACCACCATCTTGTTTCTTACTTTGAGCATAGAAGTCCTCATCGGGTGTTAGGACAATCTCCTGACGCGCTGGGAGACCTGTGGAGTAGTTACCAGGACCGAAACCAAGGTATTCAAACGTGTGGTTACCAGCACGAGCGATAGATGGTCTACGGAGTTCAACATAGTAACGCTGATCCGAGAGGACTGTGCTATCACCAGCAATAGGAATGAGACGATCTTCAGAACCAGAGACTGCGTTACCATCTTTTGCTCTAATCTGGTTGTCACCAGTATAGGTATTGTAAATAAACGCTGGGTTGCTGAGTAGATCTTCGACAAGTTCTCTGGTTACAGAGTTCTTATAGTCGTTAACGGTAACAAGACCGTGGATGTAGTTATCAGCAGCAGAGTATGCCTGTGGTGGGTCAATTAGGTTAGCATAGTAATCTTTCTCTGCCTGAGTTGTACCAGAGTTCTTGAACCAGAGAGGATCGTTTCTGTAGTTGAGAGGATAGAGTTTACTGACTGGTTGAGAGAACTTAAACTTCTTGAAGTTATTGATAACACCAGCACCCGTTGGGAATGGCGAAATGTTACCACGGAGAGCAGTAACATAATAGATACCATCTTGCTGACCAGCAATTCTGCGCTGTAGTGTCTCATATCCAAAGATATAGAAGGTGTCTTCAATGACGCCTGCATCTTCAACAGAAGCAACGTAGTATTCGATACCTGCACTATCTTGAATACGATCACCAGGGGTAATGGTATAAACGTTAGCGCCGTTTTGCTTGTAATAATACTCAGGATAATTTTTTCTGATTAGTGTTTTCAGAGGTAGCGATTTGCCCATATCCTGGTCTTCCAGCATATCAGCAAATACATTGCCTTGCCTGAACGTAGTGGTTGTATACTCACTGTACTCAAGAATACCACCACGGATGTTCTTGATGATTAGATAGTGATCACCACCAACGTTGAAGTAACCATGGATGTTGCACTGACCCGAAGAATTACCACTAAATGTTGCAGCATTAGTATCTCCTGCACCATTTTGTGTCTTATTCGTGATGAAAGATCCACCTTGAGGAGCAGTGATCTTAACTGTAGTTAGGATCTCATTGCTTAGACCAGAGAAATTGATAGTATCAATAGTGTGGTCATAAACAGTCAGTTCTAGATACTTGATTGATGCATCTAGAGCATCCTCAACATAACGACCAGATTGAATTGTTGCCTGAACACCAGAGTTAAAGCGTGCATACGCTCTTCTGTCTGCAGCAAGATATGGATCATACTGAGCATCTAGACTGAGGTTTGCAGTCTGTGCATCTTCTTTGGTAACACCAATAAATTCACCTGCTTGAACTGGGTTCTCGAAACGAGCACCATATACAGATCCTGTTACAGGCTTGAGTAGGATCTTCTGAGGAACAAGTTTACGGGTGTCGTCAGTTCTTGTCTTAAGAACGAAACCATTGATAGGATCTCTTGCGTTCTCAAGATACTTAGGAATGACAAGACGTAGTTTGTACGTTCTCTCATCCGCCTCACGAGTGTCATCGAGACGCTCATACCACATGTCAGTAGATCTCTGACGATCAGCATAATCACTCTCGTTAATTCTCCAGAAGATGTCATTCTTTCTTACGCTATCAGTATTACTGGAAGAACCGTTATCCTTACACTGAATGTACCACTTACCAGTCGATACAGTAGTGTTAGTGAACGTTGGATCAAAGCGCATTGGGCTTCTACGCTTGTTAGCGTAGATCTGGAACTCGTTTTGAGTTACAACAAAGTTGATCTCACCTACACCGTTGATAGCATCAGCATGTGTCTTGTGTAGAGTGATCTTCTTAGGAGATGCATAGCGAGCATAGAACTCTGCATTTGGATTAACTCTACCATAATTTGCATCATTACTATCAGTAATAGTAACAGCAGGATCAGTTGCAGAATCTCCACCAGTTTGTGGTAGTTGACCACCTTCAGATTCTCTGATGAATACCAGCTGAGGAGTTACACCAGCATCAGGAACGTCAAAGATGTGTGCAACATCTGTTTGTAGTTCTGTTCCGTTTGCAGTTACAGCAGTATAGTTGTGTAGATCATACTTGTCATCTAGAACAAACTGATAGAGATCAATCTCAACATCCTTGTCAATTGCATCAGTCTCAGATGCATAGATGTAAATACCTGCTGCTGCGTTCTCTTTGGAGGTCGCAAGCATCAACTTAGTTTGATCGCTACCATCGAAGAACGATGTGCCATTATACTCTTCACCACCTGCTTCTGTGCTTCTACCAGGAGCAATTACATAGTAAGTTCTGTTTGTCTCGAAACCATTGGGTAGTCTGACGAGACGCTTATCAACATCAACATACTTACCAGTATCAACATCAAAGCGAGGACGTGGAACAAGTCTAACTGGTGTGCCAGTTTCAAAGTTGTGTGGGTTGGAAGGACCAGTACCCGTGGTGTCAATTGTGAATACAGTTGCTCTCGCAGCAAGTGCAGCAGTGTCAACTGTTTGCTCTTGTCTAGTAACAGAACCAAGACCACTATCAATGATGGTAGTAATGTTACCAATTAGAACTTCAATAGCATCAGCAGTACCAGAGCACTCTCTGTAGCTGGCAGAAGTTAGAGTATCTACTAGAACTTCAGGTGTTACATCATCACCAGATCCACCAACAGTAACGGTAGTTGGTAGTGTATCTGCCCAAATACCTTGAGTGTACTCAAAGTATAGATCAACGTTAATTGTAGCACCAGGAGGATCTCCTTGTGGTACGGGAACAGATACTGGAGTTCCTTCATCTAGTGCAGATCCAAAAGTTCCAAGTTCAATAGTAGTTGGACCTAGGATCTTCTTAACGTAGGTATCAGCAGGAATTCTGGATACAACTTGAGTTAGTGCATATGGAGTAGCATCTTCATCTCTTCTGAGTTGAACTTCTTCGGTCTGTAGTAGACCATAGCGATATGCAGGTTCATTAACATTGGTGTTGTCATATTCTTTGACGCTCATACCAATGACAATACCACGAGTATCACCAACATCAACAATATTGGATCCCGTTGTTACGGTACAACCACTTGCGAGAACATCAAAGTTACGCATTGCAGCAGTTGCCAGCTGTCCAACGTAATCCCAGGCGTCTGTTGTTTCTTGTCTCTCACCGTCAATATAAGTGAGACTGTTGCCAACATAGTATGCTTCACCTGCCTGAATGCTGTTAATATTACCACCAAGTCTGAGGTCATTAACAACAGCGTCAACGATGTAGGAAACGTCACGGAAGCACTTCGATGCTTCATTGTTGATTGTGAAGTCTCCCTTATTGACAGGAGGTAGACCAGCAAGTGTGCCACCGCTGATTGCATCAGTGAGAATATCAAATAGGTTCTCAATAGTAGAACGAACGTTAGCACAATCCCACTGACCATTGCTTACTGGTGGGAGATCATTCAGATTACCAGCAAGAAGTGCATCACAAAGGATGCCAGTTAGAGTATCAATCGTCTGGAGAACATCAGAGCAGTTACCTACAGTGTAGGTTGTTGGTTGCGTTGGTGCAGTTCTAGTAACACCAGAGAGATTACCAACACCAGAATCAGTACCGATTGCTTGAATAACAATGTCAAGCAAAGTATCGGTAGCAGCAACAGCAGAACCACAAGTAGGTAGTAGTTCATCAATGTCCCAATCATCTACGATTGTTAGATCTTTCTTCTGAGTTAGAGTATTTCCAGCAGATACGCTTACAGTCTCATTTCTGATAACTTGAATTGCAATATTCTTGACTTCAGTGAATACCTTAGCAGCTTCATCACGCTCAGCATCAATAAATGTCTCTACTACTTGACCATTGAATGTATTAGTGACATATACATTTGCAGCATCATAAGTCTTGGAGTTACCACCAAACTTGACATCCCACATTACCTCTTCTAGAACGTCATAAACGTCATCTAGACAATCTTGCTTGGTATTATTTTGTTGAGGTTGGTAAGAAGGATATGCAGCAAGCATACGCTCATATGCCTCAGCAGCAATGAACTCCTTGTTATCAAGAACAAGGTTGTATGCATCAGCGTGAATGTCAGAAACAAATGCAGGATCTTCAGTTTGATCTAGAGTAATGGTTAGATCACGATCATAGTATTGGTTATTTGCTGCGCGGTTCATTAGATCAGCAGCACGCTTGAATGCTGTGATCGAAGGACCAACTTCGTTATCAACAACATT